CCCCTAAAACTGATATATCAGCTCCCTTATTAACCAAGTCCACACCTTTTTTAAGCATGGCATCATTCATCGTAGCCATACCGATAGCTATCTCACCTGTTCCTATAGTAAGGTCAGCCAATGCTTTAAAAGCATGAACTCCAATCTTTTCCATTAGATCTAAAGTAAGTATGAACTTAGTTACGTCATCTACTAAACTTACTAAATCTTTTCCAAGATCTTTACCACTTTCACCTGTCATTCCTAACATTGAAATAACATCTTTAAGAACAACTACTACATCATTCCATGGAGACACTAAATCAGTAGCTATTTCATCAGAAATTTCAGGAAGATGCTCATCAAACCAAGCATTAAAATTTTGAAGTTGACCTAATACTCCACTATCTCCGTATCCTAATTTGTCAAAGAATCTAGATATGACACCACCAATTAAAAAAGTATCAAAATCAGCAGCAAACATCTTATATTCTTGACGAATGTCTCGAATACCTTTCATGTTCTTATCGTAGTTTGCTCCCATTGATGCTCCAAGCTTCATATTATGCTCATACAAAGTTTGGAATCTTTTATTAAGCTCAGGGTCATACGCCACTTCATCGATAGTAGCTCCTAGTTCGTCAAGAGCCACTTGCATGGCACGAGCTGAATCTTTAGTCATGAGCATTCTAAGACCAAACAGTCTATATGATTGATCAGTCATTGCTGCTCTATCCGCTAAGCTAATCAACCCAGTTCCAACTGCTGCTAAGCTTCCTACGGCAGCTGCCTGAACCCCTAGAATACTTCTAACTGACTTAAGGGAAAACCCTTCAATCATACTAGTTGAATCTTTAAGGGCATACCCAAGTCTAGTAAAAGAAGCCGTATCAGGCAAGGCTCCAACTCTAATGAAATAAGACTCGAGGATGTTATCGGCCATTTTCCTGATTCTTTCTCCAGATACGTGCCCTGGATTGATTTTCTAGTCGAACATCTAGAATCTCCAGAACATCGAAAAGATCATCAATCATATATGTCCCATCAAATGTCTCATGGAGCTTCCATAACCCAGCTTCTACTGGTCTCATTAACAGAGCTGAAAGAGTTGGATAGGAAATAGGTTCCCACTCAATCTCTTCTACTTCTGTAAACTCGACTCTTGTTCGACTAAAAAAGGGGAAAGGCTAAAGATCACTGATTCTGAAGTTAACTGATAAAGTTCATCTGCCTCTATAGAAATAGTAAATTTACCATTCTGAGCAATTAAGGATGTTGGGAAAACAGTTCCGTCTTTATTATCAAGCCATAGAATCTGTCTTAAAGCAAGAGATTGAATCTGATCAAACTCTTCTTTTGAGCAGTTTCCAAAAGCAGTAAGAATCATTTTCCCTTCAGCCTTAGATCCCATTACAGAGAATAACCAACAAGATGTTCTGGGGTCCATCTTGGTAATTTGGAAAGTTTTATCACCTACCGTGATATTTTTTGTTGCCTGCCGATTTTCCACTTTCATTCTCCTATCTACAAGGTAACCACGTTCGCGGCCATGAGTTTCCAAGTAACAAAACCACCTGAAGGCCCGTAAGGCTTATCAGGAATCTTTAGAGGAGATACGCCATTAAGAATATGAACCGCTCCACTCAAGAGATCAACAATTTTAACGGCCGCACCAGCAAAGGTAGTTGAATTCTGATTCTCACTAAGAGTGAACTTAGTATTAGCCCAGTTAACCAAAAACTGATGAAGTGAACTGTTTTGCTGGGTCTCAAGCGTCATTGAACCATTAGCTCCAGAAACATAGCTAACCATGACAGTTCCATCAGCAGCTACGTCTTGAACAGTACGATCTGTAGTATTATCAATCGTAATGTTCTTTACACCTTCCTGACCCTGAAATGGAAAAGCTCCTACATCAGGGTCAGAAAAGGCTCCAACTATACTCTTAAAAGCATAAGTAACCATCTTGATTCCTTTCCTACACCTGAACAAGAACTTCTATTGTGACAAAATGGACGGCTCCTGCTTCAATAATAGCTACATAAATAGGAGGAGCTTGACGGGCAGCTATAAGGGCAGGATTAGCCGGTCCCCATGTAGCGTAACTTGGAGTAAGAACCATGTACCCACTTGGTAGAGAGGTTCCAGGCTTTAGGCCAAGAATGGTCTGACCTTCCCAGACTCCACCAGCAATGAAACCAGTTAGACCAGCTTGGTTACAGGCATCTTCTACGGCCTGAACAAGCATCTGTTGACCAGCATCAGTTTGAGGAACCTTAGGAACCGTAGTAAGTACATTAAGAACATTGAATTGAATGTCAGAAGCAAGAATATCTAGATTGAGGATTTGATCAAAGAAAACATCCTCAGCCATCATGGTACCTTGTTCAAGAATGCTAAACGCATTAGCATAGTTTAAGAACAAGTTTCCATTAGGTCCTTGTGCAGGAGTAGTTCCTTCAATATTACCAATCTGTGTAGTTGATAGAGGCTCTGTGTAAACTCCGATAAGAGGAACACCACCACTAAATTTTTCTGTGAAAGCTGAATTTTGAAGCTGAGTATTAGAGGCCATGGTCTGCCCCATAATAGCAGCAGTAAAGTAAATCTGATTAGGGTATCCTCCACCTTGAGTGCTTGCCCATTGCATCCATGTTCGTTTTGATGAAGAAGCATAGAGACTCTGAAGAATATTTCCAGTAGTTCCATTCAGAGCAAGTGTATCAGATGTGTTTCCAAAGTAGATAGTTCCTGTTTGACTTAGAGTCCAAGCAGAAAGTGCAGTGTGATCGGCATTCACTGCATCTGTGCACATGAAAGGATACCACTGTGGATTAGCTATTCTACAAGCCTGCGCAGCCTGAAGACAAGTTTCCCCAATAACAGTGATATTAACAGTGAGACCAGTTCCTGTAGAAGGACTTACTGCAGTAGTTGTAAGACCCGTAGCTACAGTGTATCCTGTACCTTGTGCCAAACTAGCAACTACAATAGCAGTAGGAACTCCAGCAGTTTCAGCAGTTACTATACCAAAACCATTTGAGCCACCGCCTTGATTAACAGCAAACTTATCACCGACAGCCCATAATGTACCAGGGACACCAATAGTAATAGTCTGTAAAGCTGTTAAATCCTGTCTTCCGACAAATCCTTGTTGAGGAGGAGGACTCTGACTGAAATACATCTGCATAAAGATATATTCAGGGCTATTATTGGTAAAGCCATCAGTTAGCATGGCTGAGGACCAGTTTCCCTGTAGATATTTTCTGATTCTCGGATTTGTGCCATAACTAGGAATAACTGTACTAGGACCAATTACTAAACCTGAATTAAAGGTCGGAGAAGCAACCTGAGGCGAGGCTGTCACCACAGTTACATCCGCAATGATACTAAGAGGCAATGGTTGAGTTCCCATATCTAAAGACTCCTTACGTCGTAACTGTGATTAGTTTGGAGCTGTAACAATTATGTCGTCAATTTCTCCAGTTTTATCGTAAATCTGAATTTCAACAGATTTTACAGATCCTGTAGTAATTGTCTCAGTTATCTGCTCATTGAATTCTATAACCATATCCATTCGTTCCCACCACTGACCCTGAAAATTTTCAGGAACTCTCTGTGGTTCTTCTATGGATGGATTACAGTAGATATTCTTACTAGCCAAGTAATAAGTAGCAAATGGAACTTTAATCATTCCAGATTGAATAGCCTTAGCATTGTTTAAAGCATTAGGTCCATAGAAAGTCCACTTACTCTGCCATGTTCTAGTAAAGACATCAGTCATCGTAACTATATTAGCATCTCCACTTCGCTGATTATCTCTTAGTCTAGAATAAGGAGTATCTAGCGGAGTACACCTAATAAAACATGTATCAAAATCAATACTAGGTCCTGGTTGACCTTGCTTTTGCCAGCCTATTCTTACTTTAGCAAAAGCATTAGGATCTGTTATAGTAACTAATGAATCTCCATTAATAGTTGGATTACTACTCAAAGTTACCTGGCTTCCAGGTCCTACACCAGAAATTAAGGTACCAGGGACTATTCCAGGTCCGCTTACTAACTCAGCATTATAGATTAACCATAAGCTACTTGCAGGAGCAATCTGGGAATTAGTAGCTAATGTTAATAGTATCTGAACAGAATCAGTAAGTATTCCTAGTAACTGAGCAGCAATGTACTGGAAAAAAGTTTCTACTTGATTGTCAGTTAAAGCGGTACTAGTAAGTTGGCTTCCATCAGGGTACTGGTAGCTAGTCATTTCATGAGAC